TGATGAGGCCGCGTGCGATCCTGATCACGACGCCACCTTTGCCTTCCGCTTGGCGCCCTGTTTCGCAACCCGCTGCACTGGCGGCTTGATCGCCTCCATGAGCAGCTGCGCGTTGGCCATCTTCGGCGACAGGTCAACCGTCGCCCGGGCCATGCGGTGGCCGCGCAGCACAGGCGCCAGGGGAATCGCCTCGCGCGGATTGCCGGTGCGATCGCACCAGATCCGCACGAGTGCGTCGCCGCGGTGGAACAGCGGCTGCACGCCGGTGGCCAGGTAGCGCACCGCCTTGAGCGAGAGCGCGACGCCGGGCTGCTTGGAGATCTCCAGCTCGGTCATGCCGGTGGCAACGATCTGCTCGATCACGGTGGGCCAGTCTGGGGCGGTTTGCTTCATGGTTCGACTTTCGAAATGCGCCAGGTGACGCCACCAAGGGGAATGAGCTGGCCAACGCGGATGAAAAGGCTGCCGCGCTCGCCGGTCAAGCGCATGACCAGCGGGCGCCAGTTGCCGCGGCCGGGTGGGCGTAGGGTGAGGGTCACGACTGGCTCGCCTTGTCCGCCGCCGCAGCCGCGCGGACTTCCTCGTGCGTGACGCCCATCTGCTGCAGCGCACCGCGGTACTGGCGATCCTGCATGCCGGCCTGCTGCACGCGGCGGAAGTGCGGGCCGCGCACGAGCGACCGAGCAGCGCAGCCGCGGCAGCCGGCGTGGAACTCGTGGGAGACGCGCGCGGCGGCCTTTGCGCAGGCTTTGCATTCGGTGAGCGTGCTCATGCGGTCTCCGCGATCAGGCTGGCCTGCACGACCGGCAGCGCAAGCCGCTCGATGGTCACGACGACGCGTGCACCGTCCTCGTCGGGTTCCATGCGCTCGCACTGCAGGCGGTGCACCCACTTGTCGTCGTCGAACGCTACGCCCTTGAGCGAGTCCAGGATGACCTTGTTGGCGTTGTCCAGGTCGATGCAGCGCACGTCGTCGTGCCACGCGGCGCCGAGCTTTCGGGCGCGACGGGCCCAGTCCTGTGGGCGCGCGGGGAACAAGCGCACGCCGAGAGCGATTCGACCGGCGATCGGGCCTGTGATGCCAGCCGCCGCGCAGATCCGTGAGACGTCCAGGCGGTACTGCTTGGCCTCCTTCGACGGCGCCTGCATGGTGCGCCCGGCGATGTGGATCGGGCGCCAGTAGCGATTGGCCGAGATCGGGTATGGCAGGTTGAGAATGATCATCGTGCACCCCACAGGGCCTTGCGTTCGCAGGCAGCGTCGAGGCGCAGGCGGCCAGCTGCCTCAAGGTGCACCAGACGCTCGTAGACCGTTTCCTCCGGGACGCGGTGGCCGCGGTCGTGCAACTGGACGCGCAACTGCTGCACCTCCAGGTCGCGCTCGCGCAGCTCGGCGAGGATGTCGTCGTCGATGGCGGTCAGCATGTCGGCTCCTCTTGCGCGTAGACGCCGATCGCTTCGCGCCAGGATTCGCGTTGAAGCGTGGTCAGGTTCTCGCCTGCAACTTCGCGGTCGCGCAGCTTGTAGGCCCAGGATTTTTCGCAGGCGACCGCGGCGGGGCGCTTGAATGCCTGGCGCACGGCGGCTGCGACTGCGGGGTCAGCCTTCGGCGCAGGCAGAGCCGGCAGCGCCGGGGCCGGAGCCTTTCGGCAAGCGTCGCGGAACTCCAGCACGGTCGGCGGTTTGTCGGACGGCAAGTGCTCGAGCCCGTGCCGGATCGCGTCGGGCATCTGCTGGAATCCGGCGAGCGTTCCCGCCCAGTCGGCCTTGACGTCGGCGATCGGTATTCCGTCGTAGCGGCGCAGGAACGCTGCGCCGTAGGTCACGGTGAGCTTCGCGAAAATTCGATCAACCCAGGCGTCGGGGAGTGACATCGAAAACCTCTTCGAGCGGTTGCTGATGGGGCTGGCGCTTGGCCAGGATGCCGCCGGTGGCTTCGGCGACGCGTTCGGATGCGAGGCGCTCGTCGCGCTCGCGGAAGGATTCGGGCTGCGGCAATGCGGCAGAGCGGGCCGGGATGACGCGCGTTGCGGCGCGCTCGCGTTCTCCGATGACGGCTCCGACGACGTAGCGCAGCGGCTTCGAGGCCTTGAGCGCCTGCGGGATGAAGCCTGAGATCTCGTCCCACTGCACGCCGGCGTCGACGAGCTGGTCGAGGTAAGCCACCTCGCTGGGGAAAATCCCCGCGGCCTTGAACCGAGCGACGAGGTCAACCCGCGCGGCGACAGCCGCGGTCGGCTGCACTGTTGGTGTGGCGGGGGGTTGTATTCCTTCTTCTTGGTACTGGGTATTGGGGGTTGGTGCTTGGGTAGCCGTTGCAGGCGTTGCAGGTGCCGTTGCAGGAAACGGCGGCGCAGTCGTATCAGTCGTGGTTGGCGCTGGCGTTGCAGCTGGCTTCCCGAGCTTGGCGACCAGGGCCCGAAGTTCGCCCATCGGGATGTTCCAGACAGCGTGCTGGCCGGCGTCCGTCAACTGCTTGAATAGCGCGGCGCGCTCCTCGCGGTGCTTTTGGAGTCGGTTCTTCTCGTTGGCCGCCTTCACCTCGCGCTCGGGCTCGCCGGCGACGAATCGTTCGATCTCCGCGTCGCAGCGCGCGTTGTGCCAGCCATCGGCGTCGAGCGTGAAGAACTCGCCCAGCACCGTCTGGACAGCGTCGCGCTCGGATTTCGTGGCGGCGCGCACCAGGCGACAGGTCTTCGGCAGGTCGGCCGGGATCGGGATCTCGGTACGGTAGTACAGGCGCAGCAACCGCCCGTAGATCCCATCCTCGAGGATCGACAGGTGCGCGGTGGCGCTGTCGTAGTCGCCGATATGGAGCTCGAAGTAGTTCAAGCGAACAGCGCTCCCTGCTGTGGGCCCGCGTCGGCGGGTTGCCTTGCGCCCATGGAGCCGACGCTCGGGCTGGTAGTGGCGACTCTCTCGCGGTCGGTAGCGTCGGCGCCGGAGCGCTCTGCCTTCAGAACCTGTTGCGAGTGCCGCCTTTCGAGTTCGTGGTCGCGCAGGGCGAAAGGGATCGTCCATGACTTGCTCGAGCCGACGTGGTTCGGCTCGCCGCACTCGGTCGTGTGCATCCAGAACCATGCGGCCCACGGCTCCTGGTGCGCGTACGGATCGCCCTGGAAGCGTTCGACCTTGCCGATGCCGAGGTAGTCGAACATCGCGGGCAGCATCCGGCCGGCGAGGTGCGGGGCGATGTCCTTGACCCGGAGCGCGGTCATTGGTCGCAGCCCTTCCCCACCGCGCCGATGTCGTCAGTCGCAGTGAACAGCTTCCAGTGCACCCAGCCGCGCGAGCAGTGGAATCCCCACTCGCGATAGCGCGGGCCGGTGATGAACAGCGTCCAGCACGGGCGCTCGCCGAACTGGTCGGTGTGGATATGGTTGGACAGCAGCTCGATGCGGTGCGCGAGCTTGCCAGAAGCACGGAAGCGGATGTCGGGCGCGTACAGCACCTCGGCATGCTCGGCACCGTAGGCGTCGACCGTGTGCTCGACGTAGCCGCCGCGCAGCAGGATCGAGCAGTTCACCCACGGGTGGTCATGCAGCGCGCGGTCGTCATCGCTGCGCAGGAAGTGGTGCAGGTAGACGTTGAAGAAGCGGTTGCGCGGGATGACCCACCAGCGGCGGATGTACGGGCGTTCGGCACCGCCGATGAGGAAGTCCGGTGCGCGGCGCGTGACGCGCGCGATGAACCGTTCGGCGAAGGTCACGCGGCCTCCCGCATCATCGACGAGTCGACATAGTTCGCCAGCACGATCGCGCGGGCCAGCGGCGGACAGACCGAGTTGCCGCACATGCGCACTTGGTCGGACTTCGCCAGCGGGCGGCCGTCATGGCCGCGGTCGATGATGTAGGTGTCGGGGAAGCCCTGGGCGCGGTACAGCTCGCGCGGCTGGAGCATCCGCATGCCGATGTCGGCGATGAAGTAGTCCTCGCCCTGCACCGTCACCAGGCCGAAGCGGTCCTTGGTCGTCACGGTGTGCAGCGGCTCGTGCAGGTCAGGATCCTGGTCGGTGCCGTAGTACTTCATCAGCAGCGCGCGCACCTCGGCGTGGTGCTCGCCGCCGGCGCTGATCGTGTGCAGCGGCTGGGCCACGTCGGCGCTGTTGCTGGTGCCGCGCAGCTTCGCGAGGTTGGACGTCACGAGGCAGGTGTCGCCCTTCGCAGTGATCGTCTGCACCGGCTCATCGGCGCTGCGCGGGCGCGACTGGCCGGCCCGGCCGCCGCAGCCGACAAGCTGAGCCGCGACCAGGTGATGGTGGTCCTGGGTCGTGATCGTGCTGATCGGGCCGCCGACGGCGATTCCGGGCGTCTCGTTGCCGCCGTAGTGCTTCGCCAGGAAGGCCGCGACCAGCGCCTGATTTCCGCCACTGGAAACGACCGTCGGCATTGGGTTCGTAGCCGGCCGATTGCCGTGGCTCCAGCGCTTCACGCCGCTCGGCGAGACATCGGAGTGTGCAGCGTCGATCAACACTGGCGCCGCCAGCAGATGCTCGGCCTTCGAGGTGATGGTCGACAGCGGGTCGTCGATGCTGCGCGTCTTGCCGCCGTCGCCGTGCCCGGTCTGGCCGATCCGAACGATGTAGGGCTTCGCCGCGTCCAGGACGTAGCGCTTGATGCCGTGCGCGATGCGGCGCAGAGTGGCGGGCGCCAGCTCGCGCTCGCGCTCGAAGATCGACGGACACGGGATGGTCCAGTCGATGCAGTCGGCCGCGGTGCGGTACGGCAGCAGCGCCGAACCCTTCGCCGGCTTCGCAGCATGCGTGGCCTGAGGCCATGTGATCGGCTGGCCGTCGCAGCGCGCGACCAGGAAGAGGCGCTTGCGGATCGTGGGCGCGCCGTAGTCGCACGCGCGCAGCTCGCGGTGCTCGACCACGTAGCCCAGCGCCTCGAGCGCGGCCTTCCACTCGTCGAACGTCTCGCCCTTGCGCGCAGGGTCGGGCATGTTGTCCGCGGTGAGCGGGCCCCATGTGCGGAACTCCTCAACGTTCTCGAGGCAGATCACGCGCGGCCGCACGGTGCGTGCCCAGTCGACGACGACCCAGGCCAGGCCGCGAATCTTCTTCGAGACCGGCTTGCCTCCCTTGGCCTTGCTGAAGTGCTTGCAGTCAGGCGATGCCCAGAGCAGGCCCACCGGGCGGCCCTCGGTCACCTCTAGCGGCTTCACCTCGAACACGTCCGCGATGAAGTGCTTCGTCTGCGGGTGGTTCGCCTGGTGCAGCGACACCGCCTTCGCGTCGTGGTTCACCGCGATGTCCACGTGCCGGCCGATCGCCTGCTCGATGCCCGTCGAAGCGCCGCCGCCACCGGCGAACAGGTCGACCACCAGATCATCGGCGATGCCCAGGAGGAACTGGCCGCCCGGGTTCATGCCGAAACCGCCGGCTGCAGCACGCGCCGCAGCGCCTTAACCTCTTCGCGCAGCTCGCGGTTCTGGCGCTCGAGCTCAGTCTCGACGCGGCGCAGGCTGGCCAGGTCGTAGCCGCGGGCATGCAGCATCCAGAGCAGCGGCGCATCGTTGCCGCACGCATCCATGAGGGCGACGAACTTGGGCCAGAGGATGCCTTCCGCGCCGCTGAGCCAGCGTGAGAACTGCGCCTTGTCCGCCTTGAGGAGGTCCTGCACCTGCTTTGCCTCGAGGCCGGCGGCCTTGGCGCACAGTGCGATGGCACCGCCGAGATCGCGCTCGCGCGCGACTTCCTGGGCAGTGACGACAGAGGGAAAACCGAGTTGGTGCACAACCGTCCTCGAATCAGTTGAGTGGCGTTGAGAGGTTCGCCGGCGCAAAACTGAGGGCCATGACGAACGACGAGATCGAATCCTGGGCAGCTGCCGCGGTCACAGACCTGGTGGCGCGGCTGCTCGCGCTGACGCGCGCGGGCGTCGTGCTGTGACGACCAATCAGCACGTTCGCGGTGAGCTGCTCGTCGCGCGGCGCGGCGGTGATCAGCAGCGCGGCGCCCAGCGCCATCAGCACCAGAGCGAGGAAGAATCGGCTCTGCGGATTAGCGTGTGGAATACCGCTCATGAGAGTCGTCCAGGTGCGTGTGGAAAGAGGTGTGGCTGCTCCTGCTCAAGGCGCGCTTCCAGGATGCTCGGGAACAGCAACGCGACTTCAGCGTCCAGCACCGGCTCATTTAGGACTGGCCCGAGGAAGAGCGGAACGAATCCATCCGGACAGCGGCCCGCGCTCGTGTATTCCGGCTGCACAAAGTGCCTGCCACGATAAACGGCGGGCTCGGTTGGGCACCCTGCCTGAGGCTGGCGGTACAGGCCCCAGACGCGGGCGCTGTCGACTCGGTCGCCCTCCTTGGTGTAGTCCTCCGGCCGGTAGAAGCAGTAGCGGCCAGGCCGCCACTCCAGGCGGTAGCACTCAGGCTCTTCCACACGAAAATCCGTTTTCTTACCTCGTTCGGTCATGGTCGTTTCCACACGTTATTCCGCAGAGCCAAAGAATCGGATGGTCGCCATGGGTCAGGCCCCCTGCCCGGCCGAAACGTGATCGATCACGATCACCGCCTGCCGATTGATGACCAGCTCAGGCCACACGCGGGCCCAGCCCGGGCAGAGGCGCTTGCGCGAGACGCCGGTGGCGCCCTCGATCACAGCGCAGTGCTTCTCCGGTACGGAGCCGACCTTGAGCCAGTAGAAGATGTGGCCGGTCTTGACGTCTTCGCCGATCGCGGCAGCCAGCGCCGTCTGGCCGCCGGCCTTCTCGATGGCCTCGCGGAGGGCTTCGCGGACGACGTCCGCCGGTTCTTGCTCGGGCATGAGGTGCGCTCCAATGGGGTAAATGTGCAAACTTGTTTGCTATGTTAGATGCAAAGCTGTTTGCTCGCAAGCCCGGCAAAATGCTTTGCATGGAGACCAAGGGGCAAATCGTTCGAGCCTGGCGTGAGCGGATGGGCTGGAGCCCGCGCGAACTCGGCGAACGGATAGACACGTCACGCCAGAACATCGAGAACCTCGAGGCGGATGCCGTGGATCAACCGCGCTACCTGCCGCGCCTGGCCAAGCTCATGGGCTACAGCACCGTCGAGGAGTTGCTCGAGCTCAAGGTGCCGCCTGGAGTCGATCTCGTCTTGCACGACCAGACCACCGGCACTGTCGCTCTGATCGAGGTCAAGCAGACCGGATCTGGGGTAGCTCAGTCGTTGAGCCAGTCAAAATTCAGAATGCCCTCTCAGCCGATGAGCTGGGGGGATCTGAAAATGAAAACAGAGCTGGACGACGTCTTCGAGGTCGTTCTCGAAGACGACGCCATGGCGCCGGAGTTCCCGGCAGGCACCATCATCAAGTTTCGCAAGGGCAGCGAGGCTAAGTTCGGGGATCGCGTTCTCCTGCGGGACCGCACTGGTGAATTCCATTTCAGGGAATACACGCAGACCTTCGACGGCGAGCCTTTCGAAGGCTTGGCCACCGGCCGCGGGTTCCGCAATATCCTGCCGCGCCAGCACGGGGCCGCGGTCGTGGCCATCAAGGCCGGGCACTACGTAGAAGGTTCCTGAATGCGTTCGCTTGCTGCCCTTGCACTCGCCTTGGCTCTCGCCGGCTGCCACCATACCCCCACCGTGATTCAGACCGGGCCCGACACCTACCTGGCCGGCGCCTCATCGAGGAGCGGATTCAAGAACGACATGGCCGTCACGGGCGTGGCGATGAACCGGGCCAACGACTTCTGCCAGAAGCAGGGCAAGGTCGCCGACATGATCGACAACAGCTCGAAGGGCCACCAGATGCTGACGACGCAGAGCGCGCAGATACGGTTCCGCTGCGTAGATGCCCGCCCATCGGAGCCGCCAGCGTCCGACCCACAGTGAGCTGACCCACCCCCCCTAGAAACCTGCCCTGTGCAGGTTTTTTTGCGCCTTTGTTTGCAAACTATCTTGCTTGATGCAAAGTTGTTTGCTATCGTGATCCCTACGCGCTGCCCTTCGACGGCGCGGGGAGAACCAGGTGGACAACGTCCTCACCCCACTGCAGGCACTCGTCGCCCTGCTCGGCGAATGCGAGTTCAGCCTCGACTTCCGCCCGAAGTTCCGCGCCGCGATGGCCAACGCGCACTGCGCGATCGCCAATGCACCGTTGACCGCGGCGCTGGCGCTGCACGGTCAGGTCGATCTCGGTAAGCCGATCGAAACCCCGGACGCGGCGATCACTTTCGTTGAGCTGCAAGAGCGCGGGTGGTTCGCATGAACGCCATCTGTGCCTCCCTTGCGGTCGTCGCCTGTGCCGTCCTGACTGCGTGTGGCGGGGGTGGCGACGGCGCCCTGCCCTTTGCTTCGACTCCGGTCGCCAGGTCCTGCACCCCGCAGGTGGTCACCGTTGGCACGCTCGGCGACTCGACGCAGCGCGACATGGGCGACCGAATCCAGCGCGCCATGGACGCGCGGTTCGGCGCCGGCGCGGTCATCGTCACAAACTACGGCGTTGGCGGCACGAATTCCGGCCAGGCACCGACGATCACCGACACCATCCGCGGCGGCAATTACGGCCTGAACGAGGAGCGCTGCCGCGTCAACGGCGTGGCCTGCGACACCGCGACGCTGTTCGGCGCGCGCATGGCTGCCCTGCACCTGTCGTTCATCGAGACGCCCAGCCCCCTGGTCGACCCGCAGGACTTTGACGAGGTCGGCTATGCGGCTGAAGATATGGCCGTCGCCAAGCAGCAGGGCATCCCTGTGGCCGACGTGCGCAGCTACGTGCTGAGCCTGTCCGGGTGGCAACAGATGATCCCCGACGGCGTGCACCCGAACGACGCCCTGCGCGACCTAATCGCCGCCAACGTCGTGGTGCCCGTCGTCGTCAAGCTGGTGGCGCCGCTGCGCTGCGAGAAGGTGGCCCCATGAAGCGCCACTTCGAGCCCGGGCGCTGGAATCGCGACAGCCGCGCTGTGCGTACGGACACGACCCGCGCCACGACCTGTTGCGATGGGACGTGCGACCAGGGCCGCACCTGTCCCCTCCTGCCGCAGCGCACGCCGATGGTGGTGCGCATGCCAGAGCCGCGCATCCAGTTGACCGGCGGCCGCATCACACGCGCGCGGCGTTTGCGCCGGTTCCTGCGCTCGCTGCGGGACTTTCTGACTGCGCCGAGGTTTCTGTGACCGCCTGCCAGGAAGCCATACAGCTGGCCGCCATGCACGGCTGCGACTTCTACGTCAACCGCCATGCCGTGAGCCGCAACGAGGAAGTGCTGCTGGCAGAGCCTCACAAGAACCGACTGTGCTGCGCCGTGGCGCACCCGGACGGGACGCTGGAGTTCGTCGTGCAGGGCTACTCGCATGCGGTCGCGTTGACCGCACGCGGCTGATCACCAACTTTTCAACCGAGACGACCAATGACCACCATCACCGAACAAGCACCCGCGAACACCGCGGCCATCGCCATCCGCAAGAGCCTCGACCAGATCGACGGTGCGCTGAAGGAATTCGAGAAGATCGAAGCCGGGTTCGCCGAGCTTGAAGCCGCGCACCCGTCGAACTTGGCGTGCCTCGTGTCCACCCCGAAGGGCATGAAGGAGGCCATCGCCGGCCGTGCAGCCTGGCGTGACCCGCGCATCGCGACCGAGAAGGCCCGCAAGGCCGGTAAGGCGCCGGTGCTGGCACTGGGCAAGGACTTGGATGCGCGCGCCGCGGCGATCACTGCACGTCTGGAGGCCGGCGAGGCGAACTACGACGAGCAGATCAAGGCCGAAGACGCGCGTAAGGAAGCGGAGCGCGTAGCCAAGATCGAGCAGGAGGCCCAGCGCGTTGCACGGATCCAGAGCTTCCTCGATGGTATCCGTGAAGGCGCGCAGGACGCGCTGATGGTGAAGACGGCGGCCGACGTTCAGGCGGAGATCGACATCCTGGTGGCGCGCGACGTGACGCAGGCGACCTATCAAGAGTTTTTCGATCAAGCGGTGGCGTTGAAGGACTCGACGCTGGCCACCATGCGCCAGATCCAAACGCGCCGCGTCGCCGAGGAAGCCGAACAGGCCCGGATCGCTGCCGAGCGCGAGGAGCTGACCAAGCTGCGCGCCGAGCAGGAAGCGCGCGCCACCGCGGAGCGCGCACGCATCGCCGCGGAGCAGAAGGCGGAGGCCGAACGCCTGGCGCAGCAGCGCGACGAGATCGACCGGCGCGAGCGTGCCGCAGCGGCGGAGATCGAGCGCCAGCAGGCAGCCGCGCGCGCTGAGCAAACGCGCGTCGACGAAGAAGCTCGTGCGGCGCGTGCGCTCGCCGACGCGAATGCCGCTGCCGAACGCAAAGCGGCGGATGACCTGGCCCGCATCGAGCGCGAAGAGGCGG